CTTCTGATAGGTTTCTATATATTTCAAACGCAAAACCATTGTTGTAAGCGGTATCTTGTGAAGATGCCACAAATTTATCTTCTGTCAATACAGAGAAACTGCTGTCCAGTTCCTTTAATACAGAAATTTCTTTTGAGACTTCTTGACGAAATGATGTTATTGTTTTGGTAACATTACCAACTTCGTCATTTATTTTTTTTAGCTCTAATCCCCCCTGTGGTGGTGCACTGACCTTTCCCATCAGCAGCCATCCAGGCTTCTGATAAGCATAAATATTTCCATTCTCAGAACTATCAGCGTGTGCATCGTCATAAATACTTACTAACTGGCCATATCGGAGAGTCTTGCCATTAGTTCCGACTGGGTCTGTGTCAGCCTCCATAGCTGACTTAGACTGATAAACCTTTTTAATACCAAGTCCATCAGCCGACTGCTCCAATGAGGCTATGTATGCTAATGTGTCTTCATGCAGCTTACCAACCTCTTCAGGCGTAATGCTGTCTACTTGACTTTTCTCTTTGAGTTCCTTTGCTCGCTTGAGCAGATTATATATTGTATCCATAGTTATTTTTTATGTCGGTATGAAGAAATATGTTTCAATTGTACAATTCATTGGAGCAGGAAGGCTGGAATCTCCCAGAGTGCCTACAATTTTTCCTTCTCCATCTGCTTGCATGATACAAACTATCTGACGCTGACCATCTTTGTTTTTTACTCCAACTAAAAAAGATTCTGAGAATATAGGGGGAACGGGAACACGTGTTGTTGGGTACTTAAACACAACCCCTGGCCCATCGGTCCATTCTGTATTATCACTTTCAAGCGAAATCTTCTTAATTAAAAAACCTGGTCCTCTTTTTTTTCGAATTGTACCATGATAACCATTCACAGGATGTGAGAAGGCATCGTCCTCTTCTTTCCATTCTTGCGACTCAACTTTCATCTTCGGACCTATAAGGTCAAAAAGAGTTTTCAACTCGAAGACATTAAAGGCTCCTTCTGTTTTCTCAAATGACAGAAAAGCCTCTGCTGTCTCCCTACATGCATGTTCTTGTCCATCCTCAAATGTACGTACATCAGAATTAGATTTTCTAACACCTACATACAAAGGGTCATTCCAACTGTGTGCAACAAGAGTTGTTTCCTTTATTTCATGGATAACTCCGTCAAGCACCAACCAATTTTTCTTAGTTTGGAAGGTAGTCGTCGCAGCACTTTGATCAATCTTCTTTAATTCTCCTTGAAACCGGTCAAGTAAAAAGACAGAGGTGTTTGCACCAAGAGCCTGAAGGAGTGCAGACATCTGATTAGCTGGGTTCTCCTGTAATGTCTTGATATCATCGATGTAGAGGGGCTGTCCGCCCTCGCTAAAGAGTATCTTATTCATATTCGTATATTTCTATGCGGAAAGATCGTCCCGCAGGTTTATAATGATTCAATAGGTTTAATATAGTTGTCAACTGCTGTCCGCCATACTTATCTTCTGCAGCAGATGTAGAGGTGCATAGAAAAGACGGCACATAGACAATAAAAGAGGCCTCTTTAGGTACATCGTCATAGGCTCTGATGTACAAGGGAGAACTACCACTCACATAGACAGGAGCAAGACCTTCACTCTTGAAATGTAAAACTGTCTGAACTTTCTGCCCTGCAGATACTATGTATATTTGACGTTTTGTAAGGAAGAAGGCATCATTCAGAACCTTTTCTATGTATTGTACACCTGCAGTAATGGTGAGTCGATTCAAGACATCGGTGCGATAACTATAGAATCGATTATACAAGTCTCTTATTCCTCTCAGCATTGCTTTGAGCAAAGCCACAATCACCTTGCTTCTCAATATAGGAGGTAGCAATTGAAAACCAAGTTTTATAACATCCAATTTATACCACATAGACTAATGCATTTCTTAAGTTAACAGGGGAAAAACTTCCGCTAACAGCGGTATAATTATTACCGTTGATATCATTATATGTCATTCCATCTGTACTATACTTACATGCGTGGAGCTCCACATCCAACACACCTTCCACATTCTGTATAGCATCAACTAATTTAGTCTTATTGAATGTGCCACCATAGATTATATTTCTGAGATAAGCGTTTACAGCATTCTCAACAACAAAACTACCGTCTTCGATTCTTGTTCCTGTCCTGTCAATTACCAATGGGTCGATACGTATCGTTGCAGTGATACTGATACTATCTGCAGGTAAAGAACGAACCGAAAGAATGACACCTGCTATTTTAACGCGGTTCAAATACTGTTTGAATGCTGTTAAAACATCTTCTGAAAGAATGGTCGGCTGTCCTCCTGCTTCAGCAGAAGCAAGAATCTCTACGGAAGTTCCTCTATCGCGTACAGCAACATACTTGACGACTCGCTTCTTCTCAGATACCTGTTCATAGCCATATTGCTGTGTCGCCTCATTAAAGATTAAAGCATCACCATACTGGAACTCTTTTGCAATCTTATAGTACCAAGGTACACTTGCTACAACAGCACGACTGATCTTATCGTCTACATCTGCCTTGAACTGGTCGAACAGAACCTCCAGTACATGGCTACAGGCAGCCACGATGTAAAACATAATATTCTCGATACTAACCACAGAGAAACTATCATCAAAGGTATCGTTCTCCGATAGTCCGTATCGTTCTCTTACTGTACCATCCGCCATAAAGGCATTTGTCATTGTTTGTTTTATCTCTGCTATACTACGAGCCATATTTTGTTTACTTTAATTGAACTGTGGCGAGAACTCACCACTGAATACCCTTAACTTGACATCCGTCATACCTCTCTCTGTTGCTGGAGATACATCATTAGCCTTGCAATACTGTTGTATTAATCGGTTGTAACTTACGTCAGGAAGTTGCAATCTGCTTCCAGCCTCTAACGTATCAGTCATACCAATAGCATTAGCAGCAGCCAAAACAGGCAATGCTTCCAGCGAGCCATACTCCTGTATGGCTATATCAGCCAAGGTCTGACCATCTTTTACTTGAACTTCCATCTTATTACGAAATAAAGAGCTAACATCATAAGAATACCGAATGTAACAAAACCAGTTTCCATTGCTCGCTTTTGAATCCAGCTCAATTCTTTTTCCTTGTAAACTATCTTTGGCTTCTCCTTATATTGCTTATGATCCTTATCGTGTATGGTTATATGGGTTGTGTCATGCACCGTTGTAAGACCTTTTATCTCCGCACCTGGAAGACTTTCTAATATATGCGTCAAAACACCGTTATGTATTCTTGCCGTTGAGCGATACAAGGCATTCTGCAAAACAGAAACAGAGTCTTTCGTTGCACGCTCCTGGTGATACTCTGGTAATGCAAGTGACACTGGCGCAAGACGTTCCGTAACCTTTATAGTATCGTGGCTAACGACGTGCAGGGTATCGGTGCTTACACTCTCTACAGGTACATAGACCTTATGAGAGCAAGCTGAGAAAAGAAAGGCAGTAAGGATAACTGCTAATAATACTTTAAATATTTTCATATTGTTGTTGTTAGATGTTTGCGTACTCAGTCTTTGCATCGAAACAAGGGCAAGCCTTGATATACTCGTTTGAGGTGATTCTTCCATCGTGGTTCAAGTCAGGAGAAAAATCACGATGTCCCTGAATAACCGCTGTAGGGTACTTCTTATGTAGCATCTTCAAGAGCGAGCGAAGACTTGCTTTCTGTGCGTCTGTACGGTTATCAGTGGGTTTGCCATTGGTATCAATGCCACCAATATAAGCAACATTGATAGAAACAGCATTGAAGCCCTTTACACCATTACTTACTTTGTCTTCATCAAGTAGCTGGGTAATCTTGCCATCTGGACTAACCACATAGTGATAGCCTGGATTTGTCCATCCTTTCCGAAGGAACTCTTGTCGTAGGCTCTCAATAGTCTGTGACTGATGACTTGCAGTGCAGTGTATTGCAATATATTTAATCGTTCTCATTCTTCCTCCTTTCCGTTCTTGGAGTTGACAACTCGGTCGATGTAATTTCTCACATCTCCCCATTTACTCTGAATGTAGATACCCACACCGAAGATTGAGCCGGCATAGACCAAAGTCTGCGACACATACCACAGCACGCTGTCTTTAACATCGCCCCCATTAAAGAAGAAACTCAGAAAAGCCATTGCCACACCACTTGCAAGCAGAAATATGGCTGAGCCGTATTGTATCCATTCCTTCGTGTTTCTTTGCATATTGCTTAAGTTTAATATTGTGCATCTATTTCGATGCTTTTGGTTGTTATTTTTATATTAGTCACAGTTTGTCTGTCCATCTCCAGCTGCTCTCTGATGAGCGTTCTCCAATAGATAGGATCATTGTCAAGCAGCATATCACTGATACCACAGCCAGTCATCGGTCGTTCTTTCAACTCTCCCTTATGTAAGTGAAGAATCAAAGCCTGATTCTGATGCAGCGTGTCACCGATAACCAGACCAGAGATAATCTTTCCGTCTGGTCCTCGATGCGGTTGTATAACCGCTTCATAGTCTATCAATGTAATACCTTTCATATCAATGTTTGATAGTTACGTCTTCATAATCAGTTTTCTTAAACTCCTGCGCTTTAGTCAGAGGTGGACCTGTTGGACCATGAGTACCCTGGTGTGTATGGCTATTGACAGCTTTAACCAGTTCATTAAGTTTCTTGGTTAAATCCTCAATATTAACCAGTCCTCCAAGCTTACCTCCATTTATCGTTATAGATTCAACATGATCCACAGCTAAGACGACAAGGCTTGAGTAGTCTCCTGACAGACTCCCAATGATGACTGCAGTACCAACTTTTGGAACTATCAGCATCTCACCATTATCATCTGTTTCAGATGCACGAAGGCGAACGTCTGGTACGAGAAGGCTTCCAATTTCCACGTCACAAGTACTACCGCTTACGCTCTTAACGATACCTTGTAGTACAGTCATCTCCTGTTGTGGTGCTACACCTCGCAACCTTTCTCTTAATTCCTTATATTGATCCATATCCTTAGCTTAATCTGAATCCAAGTTCTATTTTTCGTTTACCACCGTCTCTGCTGAAAGTTGTTGTTACTGCCCTTACAAAGTAGCAGCCATCCTTACGTGGATAATCCGCATCATAAAGCCACGCCATATCGCCAGGAACACATTCAGGTATGAGCCACGTCGTGATACTTCCGTCATAGCCGTCGAAACTACGACGTTTAACTTCAAGTTCGCCACGAAGTTTCATACTTGCAGCATCAGAAGTAGGACATTTTATTTCTACCTTCTCACCACCAGTAGCTCCGACCTCTACCTCTTTTACTGTTCCATCAGGAAGAAGAGCTTTAACCACTACACGAACCTTGCGATCAGCTGCTTGTCGATAGGTCAGATTAACCGCCTCCACATTCAGCGCAAAGTTATAAAAGCGGTTCACCCCGACAACCTCACCTGGGGGATGCACGTGTAAGACACCATTAGAAAGGTATATATCTGCACCACACTCTTCTTGTATCTTCTTGAGCACATCATATCCAGTAGCATTGTGAATGACAAACTTAGCATAGGTCCAGCTGTAAGAGCATTGAATAGAGTAGTTCTTCCCAATTCCCTGCACCACCTTCTTAAGAAGATCAGCAAGTGAAACTTTCTTCAGTACTTCGTTTTTGAGTTCCTTACGAAAGGTGTACAGATCATCCTCACAAGTCAGCTTAATATTGCCACCATCTGTACTGATTTGTTGCAGCCAGCCAGTGAACTCCTCCTTTAAGCCTTCTTCCTTATATCCAAAGCGAATAATAACCTTATCACCTCTGTGAAGTTTATCTTCAACATCCAAGGCTACATTATACTGCGCACCTGGTAATGTTATAGTTGCCGTATCAGCAAGTAGTTCGACACTTCGATGCACCTCAACACTGTCAAGCATTCCAATGTGCCAGCCTCCTATCTCTATGTCGTAAGCCATTGTGTACATAAGCCTATCGTTTTAAGTCCTGCTGATTTAAAAGAAGTTTATATATGTCATCACTATATGCCTTTAGCGAATAGTTCTGATTAGAAGAGCCACTTGTGAAAGGAATCTCATAGCTTTCAATGACAAGATGTGATATACCGAATATCTCCAGCAAAGGGTTCAGGGCTATTACTCGTCCAGCTTCACAAAACGAACGTAAACAGCTTACGTCTTTCTCAGGATATTTACCATCTTCACCTATAAGGATACCTTCAATACTAATAGTATAGTCATCCTGTGACCATCGCTCCTTGATGCTTCCTTTTACAGCACCTTTGTTAACGTGTCGCCGCACAATGATATTCTGACCTTGCAGACTAATCATTGGCTCAATCGGCAACAACCACTCCTTCGCACCACTTTCTTCAAGACGTAGACGAAGGGGAAGTTGCATAGGTATACCAAGTGCATTAGTGCGAACAGTATCTTCCAACTCCTCATCACTCATTGACTTGATTTCATTATATTCCTCTTCGTCCACCTCTCTAAGCTTATTCACATTGAACAGCCAATAAGGTGGAATCTTGTTGCCTGTGACTCTCAGAGCAACGTTTTCGAGTGCAAATCTTGCTACCTTGTTCATCTGTCTGTACTTGCTGCTATAGCTAACGCTCGGTTCATACTTTGCAGAATAGTTCGCTCAAGTTCCGCAGTGTCAGTCTTATCGTTCATATAAACATTGATATTATCGAAGAATTTTCCGATGTGCATAGTGATGGAAGTGTTGCGTGTACCACCTGTAGCGAGTTCTTCAGCAGACTTGCGACCACCTTTCTTACCACCCTTTTTACCTTTCTTTCCCTTCTTGCCTTTGCTTTCACCTTCTCCAAAAACGACAGCACCAGTGCTACCACTTAATCCAGGGGTACTTATCTTATTCTCTTTCTTAGCAGAAGATGTCTTTTTGTCCTTCTGCTGCTCTTGTCGAAGATGTGTCTGAAAATTCCCTCCAACACCACTCACAAGCCGTTTGGTTCCATTGATAGCCTTGGCAGTACTTTCAACTCCTGACAACTTCTTAAAGCCTTCCATCGCAGAGGCTGCTGCTCCTTGAAAGTCTCCAGAGAATAGTTTCTTTAAGGCCTCACCAAGTTTGCCAAGTCCAGCAAGCATCTCATTGAAGCGATTGATGATATAGTCCTTGATGATATTACCGAAACCCTTTAATGTGTCCCACATTGTCAGGATAAAAGCACGGAATCCAGCAAACTTATTCCAACAATAGACAACTGCTGCGACTAAGGCTGCGATACCTATGATAATAAGTCCGATAGGATTTGCATCCATCGCAGCATTGAGTAACCATTGAACGCCGGTCCATATCTTCGTTACAGTTGTCACAACACCGATAACAGCTGCATAAGCAGACATCGCTATTGCCTGTGCATTAAAGACTATTGCAGCAACACCAATGACAGACGACAGAGCTAATATCTCCATCTTAAACCGTGATACAAATCCTATAACACCCTCTATCACATTGATAACTTTTGCTATTGCGTCAGCAATAACAGGAACTATACTTATAAAGAGATCAAGAGCTTGAGATACGTAAGGTTGAATCTTATTATAAATATCAACGGCTAATTGAATAAACGTGTCTTGTAGCGTAGCAAATTTACCTGCGACTGTCTGAGACTGCTTATCCATCATACTGAAAAACTTTCCACCTTCTCCAGAAGCGTGTTGAATTGCCTGCACAACATTATCAAAGGTGATTTGCCCCTTCGACATTCTATCCTGCAACTTCGCATAAGATTCACCTGTCATCTTAGCAAGTTCTTGCAATGGATTAAAACCAGCATTGATAAACTGCAGGTTATCCTGTCCAGCTAACTTACCAGCTGCTGACACCTGACCAAGCACTAATGACAAACTTTGCAGAGCTTGCTTATTTCCTCCAGAGATATCTCCTAACTGTTTAAGAAGTGGTAGAACTTTTCCTGTCTCCACTCCGAAGTTAAGCATAGTCTTCGCATTCTCAGTCAAGTCTAACTTACCAAAAGGTGATTCAGCTGCAAACTTGGCAATTTCAGAAAGCATTCCTTTAGCTTTTGTCTCATTTCCTACTAAGGTTGTAAAGGCAACGGCTGTTTGTTCTGCTTCTGCACCTATCTTAGTAATAGCACCAACAGCACCAGCTGCAAGAGCATAGGGATTGGTAAGGAGTTCCATACCAGGAATGGACATCAGCGAACTCTTGAGTGTCGAAAAAGAAAAAGCCTCACGCAGGCGTGCACCTGTAGTACGTGCCTTACGTGATATATCGTCCAGCTGGGTGGATGTCTGACGAGCAACCGTCAGAACATTACCACCATCTGCTTGTAGTTTGATTAAAAACTTAAGTACGCTGTCCATTAGAGTCTTTTTCTATTTTTCTAATCTCTTTGAGTGCGCTGAGTGTTGATGCCCATTTCTCGTCTGGCAGGAGTTCAGGGTCAATGCTTAGATAGTAGCGCAGCATAGTATCTATGAAGATAATATCCTGGGCGTTGTCAAAGTCATCAACCCCAGCCTCCTCTAAAGTTTTTTTATCTCAGCCTCCTTTACCTTCAAGACCTCATCCATCTTGGCAACTACTGCCATGAAGAGTTCATCATCGGTTTTGATTTCCTCATCACCAGCAACCCAGAGCTGCTTCAGCATAACCTCACTCATCTTGATAGGGTCTTTGATTACGCTGGCATAGCTCAGGTCTTGACGTGTAGGCTTATGCAACACACAAGACTTTCCCTCTACGCTGATTTCAAACAAATCACCGTGCGTGGCTTTCCACTTATTGATATCTTCTTTTGAATAATTCATATTTTCGATATTTGATTATTAATAACTCTTCTGGTCAATGTAGATGAATGGCAGAGACTTTTCTTGGAACTTGTCACCTTGCTTCCATTCTGTCTGATCTTCCGTCAACTCCACACCTTTGAGAATGTCTGTTGTGATAGGATCACCGTTTTCAGGATTTCCGTAAGCCACAACGATATCAAAGCTCATATTGAGGAGATTGCCTAAAGCAGCACTCTTCAAAGCTTGGTACTCACTCTGCAGTAATGTCAGTTCACCACTGTAATCTATATTGCCATGCTGAATACCGTGAGGCTTGTTGCCCTTAGCATACAGCAGTTCCTTCTCTTGCTTCGAGCCATATTTCACGCCTCGAATTCCAGTTACAGGTCTACCTGCAACAACTACGGTCACATCTGACCAGCCGTATTCTTTAGTATTTACCATGTCTATACTGTTGTTACTTGGAAACCAAGGTTGACATCAACATAGCGTGCATAACCGAATGGACGAACCTTTAATGTCATTTCAACCTTTGAAGTCGCAACCACATTCTGTTTTGGATCTATGTAACAAGAACAACCTTCGCCGTTATTACCGGCACTCAACTCTCCAGCAGCGGTCATAGAACGATTAATAGCGTTCTCTACTGTCTGCTGCCAGCTTGTAATAACCCCTGTCTGCATTGTGCCGTCAGAATTGATTTCCAACTCATCCAGCATCATATCCAACAAGGTGTTATAGGCAATACGATAAGCCTTATCAATGACACGACGGTTTGACAAATGCGCATAGTCATCAGTCTCAACACACGCCAATCGGTCGTCAGCAAAGAAGTAACCACTGCGCCCAACATACTTTCGTGCCGTGATATAACCCTTATCATGGATAGAAGAGATAACTTCACTATCCTCTTCTACCTTCTTTTTGCCTACATAGAGCAGAGTTGTTTTCAATGCTCCATTCTTGACACGACCAATATTACGCTGTACAGGAAGGCTTGCTAAGCGACCTGCTAAAGTTCCAACACATGCACCCTGTGAGTCAACTTCCGTATCACCCAACAAAACACCGACACGATTGTACGTTTCGTTGCTAAGGTCTTTCAGCGTTGTACCTGTATAACCACGTCCTTCCAAGATGAAAAATAATGGAGCATACAGGTCAGTTGTTGACCATTCAGCCATTTGTTGTGCCTTTGCTAATGCGGTGAACACGTCTGCATCCAAGCCATCTGTAGCAGAAACTTTTGTTGCATTGTCACGTGCTACGAAGACACCACGCAATACACCATTCTGACTAACAATAAGTTTCTTTACTGCTCCAGTCTGGCGATCGCAGAGTTCCGTCATACTCTTAGCCTTATCAACTCCGAAGATTACCAACTTTGTACCATTCTCAGCCTCTGTGTAGAAATCTGAGATATGCTTATAAAGTCTGGCGTTATTAGCTGCAGTGATACCGAGTGCCGTCAGACTGTCCATACTCTGAATAGTGTAAGCACGTTCCAAAGCAAACGAGTCATTGACAGCAGTCGCACTACATACCAAGGCGAACAGGCCGTCGGGACTTTCCCCGACGGTGCCCAGTAGGCCATTCATGTATCTGATTCTAATTCTCGGTAACATAACTCAAAAGTTAAGCGGTTAGAGACTCTGCGAGAAGGTAGACACCCTTCTTGTCATAACGACGTACACAGCCACCAGTACGTAGCAAGAAAGAGTAAATGTCACCATAGTACAGAGGATTGTCTGTTGAATCAAACATCTTGACCTCACCCATAGCACGGCTGACAGAATTCTCGTGCCAAGCAAGAGCTGCTGCAAGTTCATCTGCTGCGCCCGCCTTATCCCAGCCAAGCACCTTCTTAGTGCCGTTGTTAAGGCGAAGAACTCGACTTCGCTTCATAATATTGAAGCCATAGAGGTTTCCAAGGATACCCTTCTGCTGATCTGCAGAGTTAAGGAACATAAACTGATCCTTTTCAGCAAGGTCTGCTAACAGGTCTGCATACATGAATGCATCCAACAAGAGGTAGCGTCCCTGCTCTGGAACATTGTCTGCATCCATAGCAGTCATAAGCTTACGAACATCTGCCTTACAGATAGACTTACGCACACCTGTAGCAACAGACGATGTATGAGCTGTGGTTTTGCTTGTACCTGACGTACTGATGATGTTTTTAGTATCAACACCCTGACCCCAACGATCAAGCAAATTGAGATGAGCAGCCTCCTGCAACTGAGCACGGTCATTGCTCAAGATAGAGTTACGCTTGTTATAGCTAAGCTCTACCATGTCGATATTTGGAATGTACACTGGGTCAGTTGTCAGCTCGTCCATATCGTACTCAAGATCGTTGTCAGTACGTTGCTTGCTTGTAGCAGGCTTCTGAGTGCGGTTCCTCTCTACGTTTGAAGGAGCACCAGCGTTAGGAATGTGTACCTTGTGGTTCTCAACAAACACAGAGTCGTCAACACTCTTAGAAGCAAAGGAATTGTCAGGATAGAAGTTCTCAACAATGTCTGACTGCCAGATTTCTTTGTTTAATGCCATAGTTTCTTATCTTTTAAATTTGTATTGTATTTTTTACTCTCGGTAATCTACACCGAACTTCTCCTTGAACTTGGCTGCAAAAAGGTCCTTGTTCTGACTCTTCAAGTCGCCAAGACGTCCAGCCTTGTCAAGTTCGTCCCAAGTCTTATTGGTGAAACTGTCGCTACTGGTACCATCTGGATTGATGTACGAAGCAGCACGAGGCTTAGGCATCTGCTTGATGCTGTTCAAGAGTTCTTCTGTAGTAGTACGGTCTGCAGCCATAAGCTTAACATAGTGTGCCTTCTGTTCTGCGGTAATACGACCTTCGCTAATCGCCTGATCAATGATAGCCTCCTGTTCCTTTGCTTCGGATAACTGAAGTTGCTGTTTGTACGAAGCATTGGCTGTTTCAAGCGCATCCACCTTAGTAGCCTTGTTTGCCAACTCTCTGACTTTGTTCACAATTGCAGCCTCATCATTGATATTGCTAAATGATGGGATGCTCTTTAATTGGTCTATTAATGCCATGTTTTGATAGTTTTTTGGTTGATTAGTCAACCTGTTATTGAAATATTGATATATCTCTTCATGAGTTTTAGGTGCAGGTTCTCCATCATCCTGCATATCGTACACTCCATCTGCAAGTTTCATCTCAACTGCTTCTTGTGCACTTATCCAGTGGTCAACCTCGTCAAAAAACTTTGTTAACACATCTTCTGTGCTCATTCCACAGCGTGCAGCAATCATACCTGCAAGGTTACGTTCAAGTTCCTCCATTACAGTAGCCATTCTACGCAGATCTGAAGCATTGCCACACGTACCACCACTTACGCTATGAAGCATGAGCTTAGCGTACGGACTCATATAGAGTGGCTTACCACAGAGAGCAATAATAGCAGCAATACTGGCAGCAACACCATCAACATATATATTAATGTCTGCCGTGGATGTGCGAAGAGCATTGTAAATGGCTATTCCGCTAAAAACATCACCACCATTGCTATTGATGCGGACATCAATCTTGTCATACTGACTTTGCAAGGCAAGTAGCTCACTGACTACTCGTCCACTGTCCACAGGCTGACCATTACCGACCTCTCCATATAAGAGGATAGCTACGGTTCCATTACCAGGTATAATGTTGAAAAAGTTTGAACTCATTATTTCAATTTTTGATGCAAATATCATGTTTTTTCTGGGAGTGACAAAATCGTAAATTCATAGCGCAAACAGCTGATTTTATGGTGCAAACAGACAGTGCTGTTATAAATAATGGATTTCAAAAAGTCCATAAAATATAAGATATTTGCAAAAGATTTAGGCAATATGACAAAGACGAATATAGACAAAAAAGGCATTGCAAAGTCTCTCTACATGGAGGGAAGTTGCACACAAGAGGAGATAGCTGCAAAAGTAGGAACTACAAGGCAAACAGTCTCTCGCTGGGTACGTGAAGGAGGTTGGGAGGAGCTGAAAGCTTCATTTACAATTACACCTGATCAGATTATAGCACAGTTCCAGCGACAGATTGTTGAAATCAATAACAATATTCAAAATCGTGAAGAAGGTAAGAGGTTTGCTACAGCTCAGGAGGCAGACGCGCTTGCTAAGCTCGCTGGTGCTGTCAAAAAGTTAGAAAGTGATGTTGGTGTTGCTGACTGCATCAGTGTTGCTATGCGCTTTCTCTCCTGGTTACGTCCTCTTGATATTGATGCAGCTAAGCAGTTTAACAACCTCTTTGATGCCTTCATCAAGGACCAAATGGCAAAAGCAAAATGACACAGGAAGAAAGACTTGCATTAAGGAACTGGGAAGAGTTCCATAAATCATTCATCTCTGACATGCCTGTTGAGAATGGGCTGTCAAGACGTGACATTGAACGCAGACGAAAGGAACTGGAACAAGACCCTATTAAATGGATTCAGTATTTCTTTCCCAAGTATGCTAAATATGAATTTGCACCTTTTCACGTACGTGCTATTCGTCGTATTATTGAACACGATGAATGGTACGAAGTACTTTCGTGGAGTCGTGAGCTGGCAAAGTCCACGATTTCTATGTTTGTCTTGATGTATCTTGCACTCACTGGGCGTAAAAGGTTCATTGTGTTAGCTTCGGCAACTATAACTTCAGCAACACGTTTACTTACACCTTTCAGACTTAATTTTGAGAACAACCCACGTATTAAGCAATTTTATGGCATTCAACAGCTTGTAGGGCAATGGACGGAAACAGACTTCACATGTCGCTGTGGTGCTAAGTTCGTTGCACTTGGTGCTGGTAGTGCTCCACGTGGTGCAAGAAATGAAGCTGTTCGCCCTGATGTCATCTATCTTGATGACTATGACACTGATGAAGATTGTCGTAACCCTGAAACTCTTAAAAAGAAGTGGGATTGGTTTGAAGGTGCACTCTATCCAACACGTTCTATCTCTGAGCCAACCCTGATACTTTGGTGTGGTAATATCATTGCAAAAGACTGCTGTATTGCACGTGCTGGAGCAATAGCAAAAAACTGGGATATTGTAAACATCCGCGATAAGAGTGGAAAATCTACTTGGCCTGCAAAAAACACAGAGGAGCAGATTAATACAGTTCTTGCTGGTATATCTGCAAGAGCTGTACAAGCAGAGTACTTCAATAATCCTGTTTCAGAAGGTAAGATCTTCCGTAATCTTCCATTTGGAAAGGTTCCTGCTTTGTCTAAATTTAAGTTCCTTATTGGATATGGTGACCCTGCGTATTCTGACAGTAAAAAGAAAGTGTCGTCAACAAAGTCTCTTTGGCTTATTGGCAAGTACAAAGGTGTCTACTACATTATCAAAGGTTTTTTAGGTCACGAGACAAATGCAAATTTCATTGGTTGGTACTTTGAGCTTGCTAAGTATGTAGGAGGCAAGGCTACGGTTTATTGGTATATAGAGAACAATAAACTACAAGACCCATTCTACGAACAGGTCTTCAAACCACTTCTACGTGAGGAACAGCAGCGTCGTAATACAAGTCTCTTTATTCGTGGCGACAGTCGAAAGAAAGCAGACAAAGCGACACGTATCGAAGCCAACCTTGAACCAATTGACCGTAATTGTCAATGGGTATTCAACGAAGAAGAAAAAGACAATCCTATGATGCAGGAGCTTATCAACCAATGCAAACTCTTTGAACTTAACTTGCCATACCCTGCTGATGGACCTGACTCTCTTGAAGGTGGAATCACAATGTTAGATGAGAAGATGGCAGAGATTGAGCCAACTATAACTATCAGTTTTCATACAATGGATGAGCAAAATCCTTATAAGATGTGATTATGAATAACTTTATCAATATAGAAGACTACGATGCAAGTATTCACCGCGAGATACTTGATGCGCTGCTGCGTAAAGAAAGTCCAACTTATGATCCTCAGATAGTTGAGATATGTGAGGATAGAGCGGTAAGTGAAATGCGAGGATATCTGAACAAGATTTATGATTGTAACACTATCTTTTCCGCAAGAGGGGAAGATAGGCACCCTCTCATTCTTATGTTTGCACTTGATATAGCTATCTATCACATCTTTACACAACACAACCCTTATAAGATTGCGAAGATACGCCAGGACAGATATGAGCGTGCTATAGAATGGTTGAAAGGTGTAATGGGAGGAGACGTAACGATTGACGGGGCTCCATTGATGCCTGAAGATAAACTTAAAAATAATAGTCGTTGGCAGATACAAGCTGACGGCTTAAGACCAACATTGCTATGAACAGAAAGAAAAAAAATAGCCCTAAGCAAGGCAAAATAATACAAGGTGGAATGCTCGTTCCACAAGGAATGAGACAGCCAGACATCGTTCTACAGATGCCTGAGATATTCATGTTTGACATGAATGCGTATATGCAATCTGTTAAGGCTGCAAAGGGAATAGACTTCTCCAATAGAGCACGTCTGTACGATATGTATGACAGTGCTTCTCTTGACCTTCACCTGTCTGGAGTCATTGCAAAACGTATGCGAGGTGTTACGAAGATTCCTATTGAGTTTAGAAGAAATGGTGTACCTGATGATGAAATCAACAAGCAGATAAAATCACCTTGGTTTAAACAGCTGAGGAAAGACCTTGTTATGTCAGAGTTCTGGGGTTTCACACTTGTACAGTTCTATCGCAATGATGAAGGTAATATCCGTTATGACCTTATTAATCGCAAGCACTATGACCCTATACATCGTAAGCTGCTCAAGTATCAAGGTTCAATGGATGGCGTGCCTATTGATGACTTCCCTGATATGCTTTTCGTTGGGAGCGAACGTGACCTTGGTATTTATGCAGAACTTCTACCTGCTGTACTCTACAAGCGTGGAGATATGTCTGACTGGGCACAGTTCTGTAATATATTCGGTATGCCTGTTCGTGAGTACACTTACGATGCAGGAGATGAGGAAGCACGCCGTCGTGTCATTGCTGATGCACGTCGACAGGGTGCAAACGCAGCATACATCCATCCAAAAGAAAGCGAACTGAAACTTGTAGAGGCTGGTAATAAAACTGGTTCCAGCGACCTTTATAGAACTTTTGCTGAGTACTGGGACTCAAAGATGTCTATACGTGTGCTGGGAAACACGCTCACTACAGACGCTAAGTCAACAGGAACGCAGGCACTCGGTTCTGTACACAAGGAGGAAGAGGACGAGATGAACTCTGACGATCGTGATTTCATTCTTGATATTCTCAATTATGATATGCGACCTATTTTCGCCTCACTTGGCTTCAATGTGGAAGGTGGTGAGTTCGTCTATGCAAAGAAAGACAAGATTAACCCTGCTCAGCAAATAGACATCGTTCAGAAGCTCTCGTCAATGGGTCTTCCGATTGATGATGACTATCTCTATGAAACGTTCTGCGTTGCAAAGCCTGATAACTACAAACAGCTGAAGGAGGAGAAAGAGGCTGCAAAAGCTGCATTCAGAGAGCAACTTGGTTTACAGGTCAATGATGATGACAAAAAGAAGCAAGACAAAAACACTGATAAAACAGCGTTCAAACAGCATTTGAAAAGTTTTTTCGGACTCGCCCCAGACAAAGGGGCAAACTGATGATTGATACGCTCTATTATGGTGAGCATTGCTCTTGCTCTGGACATAGTCATTTCCACAACGAAAGCCCAGCTATCTCATTTAATGTTGTGCAGGCTTTTCTACAAAGAATCCATAACAAGCCTGAATTAGCTGAAGGCATTGATCCTGGATTATGGTCGGCTGTCGTTAAAGTTATCAACGAGGCGACTGTGGAGGGACTTTCACAGAGCAATGCTGCAAGTACACATGACGAGGAGTTTTATCGTGCCCTGCGCCATTCTAATGAGGTTTTCGCTGCGTTCAAAGTACATTCATTGGCTGGAGAGGTTGCGAAGAACCTGCTGGACAGTGATGGTAAGTTGAAACCCTTCCGTCAATGGGCTGACGATGTAAAAGGAATTACCTCACATTATGTCGGTGCATGGCTTCGTACGGAGTATGATACTGCCGTTATCCGTGCACACAATGCAGCAGACTGGCGTGAGTTTGAACGGAACAAGGATATACTGCCTAACTTGCGATGGATGCCAACAACATCACCAAGCCCTGAAGGGAGTCATCGCAACTATTGGACAGCAAAGCTTACCCTGCCTATTGATGATCCTTTCTGGAACGATCATCACCCCGGCGATAGATGGAACTGCAAGTGCTCACTTGAAGCTACTGACGACCCTGTAAATCGTCCTGTTGATATGAACACCCCTCTGCCACAAAAAGGACTTGAAAACAACCCTGGTAAAGATGGGCATATATTCAACGACACTCATCCGTATTTCCCTGATAAGTGTAGTCAATGTTCTTTTTATAAGCCTGGTGTTAAAGGGCGAATTACGACCCTCTTCATGAATAGGAAGAAGGATTGTTATAATTGTCCTTATATAGATGGCTGTATAGATCGAGAAAAGACAATTCGCTCTGAGCTCAGAACAAGAGCAAAAGAAATAAAGCAGGAGGTATCTTATCTTAAGGATGAATTGCTACATAATCCTAAATTTCCACATGATGTACATATAACTATACGTGGAATAAAAGAATGGTTAAATCAACCACATGAGCATTTTAGAGAGAAGAATGAACTTTTGCTTACTATAAAAGATGTCTTTGCCAATGCTCGGTACTTAGGACCTGTAGATGATCATAAGAAACATAACAGTGTCGTGAAGGGGCATATCTTTGAAACAAAAATATCAAATGATACAAGTTGGATTATCGTTCATCAAACACGTTGGGAAGAGTATGTCTTGTATAGCATCTCAGATAGTAGTAAACTTAAAGAGATGATAAAAAAGTAAAAGGATCTCTCAAACCCTTCCCTTCGGAACTGCAATCCGACGCGGTATTTGAGAAATCCTCTTATATCTGCTACAAAAATAATGATTTATTCTGATACAACAAACATTTTCGACAAAAAAGTGAAGAAATGGATGCAAAAGAAATAGAAAGGCGTATCTCACGTGTAAAAGACGAGATACAAAAGGAGGTGACGGATAGACTTCCTCGAAAGGTCGGTGTCGTGGCTGCAAACCACTTCAAGCAGAACTTCCGAGATGGTGGCTTCATGGATGGAGGAGTTCACCAATGGAAACGTACGAAGCGACAGGACGGTAATACGACGGACGCTAAATACTCTCCTCTTACCTCTCGACGCAATCATCTTATGCGTTCAATACAGAGTGAAACATCACCTGGGCAAGTTACAATATCCAATCCTGTACTTTATGCAGCTGTTCACAATGAAGGCGGTACCATCAATACGCATCCAACTATTACAAAACGTATGCGGCGTATGGCATGGGCTAAGGTGTATGCACTATCAGGCGTGAAAGGCAAAGGGAAACTTCCAAAAGACTTACCTTCTGGAGCTAAGATGTGGAAGGCTCTCGCACTCACGAAAAAGACAAAGCTTAATATCACTGCACGCATTCCACGCCGTCAGTTCATTGGTGATAGCCGTGAGCTGACAGCAAAGATTAACAAGATGCTTGATGAGAGCATAGAGAAAATAAAAGAACTTGTAAGTAGAACATAAATATGGAACAGACACTCTGCCAACTGATAGACTTTCTTAAAGAGAAAATGCCGTCGCTTTCAGTAATTGACGAAGACTACGGACAACTTGAAAACATAGAGGACGAGGATACTGATATGTATCCGCTAACGTTCCCTGCAGTACTCATAGAAGAAGCGCAGACTGAATGGAGCGATATAGGACAGCTGGCACAGAAAGGAACCTGTAAGCTCCGTATTCGGCTCATCATAGACTGCTATGATGACACTCACGCAACGAGTGGAACAACACAGGCTGTCAGAGAGCGTAATGAAATGCGACACCAGTTGCACCAGCTGTTGCAGGGAACCTGTCTTGGCACTGATGCTCCACTGATACGCAAGTCGTCCAAGTTCTTTACTTGGAAGCACGGAATAAAAGTGTATGAAATGATGTACGAGTGTACAGTGTCAGAAATGGTTAAGGAAACAAGGAAGGTTCAGAAACCTTCTTTGCGCGTGAAGATGGGCGTGAAGGTGTAACACGAAAGCCTGTGAAGAGCGGTGCTTTCATCTGTTTCCCATCTACCGTCTCACCACGTTTAATCATATCACGAATGATATGCAGCACACGGCTTTCAGACAGATAAAACTCTTCATTGGAAAGTATGCGGATAGTGTCATCGAAACGGAGGCGTCGTTCCTCTGTCCAGTAGAAGTAACGCTCAAATAACCTTCTGTTGCGTGCTTCTATTAATTTACTATCTCTTCCTTTACTCATATCTGCAAAATTAACAAATAATCATCTTATTTGCAAGTCTTTACACCTTTTTATCTGCTTATTACAAATAAAAACCGCCCAAATGTGTGTTCGTACACACTAATGGGCGGTTTTATTCTTAAACAGGAGTTAGTTATTGATTTTTATCTTATAACCTACAGAAGCTTGGTTCTACACGTTCCCAGACATTGGTCTTTGGATTCTTCTGATAGAAGTAGTAGTTGATAGCGTTCTTCTGGACTACATTTGCCTCCTTGAAAAGTGTCATAATCTCTGAATACTCACTATCGAACTTATCCTCCAACTCATACAGCTTAGAGATGCTCTTGTAGTCGAGGTCGCCAGCCTTATTGCGTTCAAGCAGCGTCATTGCCATCTGATACATTGGATCGTCCGAACCTTTCTCGCTTTGCTTCATATAACGCTTGAGATAGTCGATTAGACGCTCTGCAGCAAGGTCTGCACGCTCGTCGAAGCCTTTCACCTTATTGCTTGAGATTTCAAGGCGAAAATCGCCGTCAGTAATCGTGTAGCTTCGCTGGTCGTTCTTGCGAACCTGACCATAATCACGCATCACACTTACAAAGCTCTCTACTTCACCCTGTAACCAGTCGTGGAAGCCACGCACGTCAGTCACGATACGTGTTAAGCGTTGCCACACATCGTGCATCATCTCAGCACGTAGCCCCTCGTAGGTCTCACGACGTTCAATGCGACTCTGCTTTTCTTCGTTCTGCAACTCGGCAAGTAGCTTCGCACGCTCTTCCTTACTTAGATTCTTAATGTTTACCATATTAATCTGTTTTTTGTTTTCGGATGATCATTCTTATTTTTGTGTTCAAAGCATTGAGATCATCCACTGTCAACGCTCTAAATGTTTTTCCTGCTATACGTGGGTCTTTACAAAAGGCATCCACACGGTTCCAGTCTGTTGTGTCTATGCCGTATATCTGCAACTGATGTAGAACTCCGCTACGTGCCTTGCGTAGGATATCGTATTGCTTACGTCTTCGCTCGTCATATCCTGTAATATCCTCCATCTGTCTACACATAGCATCATACTCTTTTGCTGACATCTGGTGAAGGTGTACTGTTCTGTTTTGTGTAAACTGATAGACCAGCGTTTCCTTGTCAGCACCAGGCATCTTCTTTAACAGGGTATAAAACCTTGCGTAATTAAATCCTTTTCCCATACTCCTTATTTCTGATCTGCATTGAGCAAGAAATCAACGGGCAGCGACGTAAGTTTTATATCATTTCTTACCAGCTCTGGGGAAATACCATATTTTTCGAAGTTTATCTGAGGTTTGAGGAAATCCCAGCATCTCTTTTTAATTTCCGACAGAGTATATGCCCCTTTATCATAAACAAAAAGACCCTCCAACAATATCTTATTAAACCCTTCCGGTTTAATGATGACAGTAACACGATAATATCGTGGTCCAATATTTACTTTTCCCATATTTTTTCCTCCTTCCAATCTTTATATGCTTTACGACCAGAAGCAACAGCCTCTGTAAGATCATCGCTAAGGTCACTTTGACCGAACAATGGTATGCCGTGTACACTCACATATAGCTCACCATTAAATTCCATTACTTGTATGGTTTCACGTGCCTCTGCATCGAGCCGTGCCTGTCGTTTGTTCTGCATTCTGTCGGCACGTTCCTCATGCCATGTTTGCAATCTCTTCTTGAGTTTGTCTAAAAATGTTGCCATAATCTTTTTTGTTTTAGTTGACAAGTTTACGGGTTTACAAGTTGATTTGTTAATCGTACTGATAACTTGTTTACTCATTCACTCGTCTACTCGTTTACTTACTGATATAATATATTTGAATAGTCTTTTTATTTCGTTTAATGTGTAACTCTGTCTGACCATCCTCTATCATAAGGCAGGACGTGATTCTACTTCTCACCGTTATGTCTCTACGATCATAGAGTTTATAGATAAACCAATCAACAAAGTCTTTCAACTCCCTCCATCCTTTCTCGCTGTTTTCTATTCCTCGCAAAGAGTAGCCTTGATTGATAGCTCTTTGTAGTTTTAACAGCCATTCAGGCTTATCGGTTGGTGTTATCGAATGTGATAGTAACCTTTCCATAGTTGTTTATTCTGAAGCCTTCCACTCAACTTTAATCACCGCATCAAGCTTGCCACTTCCTTTGCAAATACAGCATTCTTGCTTATACCGTTCCCGATATACGTTCTCCTGCCAAAAATAGCCGTTACCTTGACAATAGCTACACGCGTGCCCACGGCTTTCCAACACCTCTGTCATACGCCCGCCTGGACTCATCAGTCTTGGGGCAATTTCTATTGTTCGTTTTTCCTTGCTCATATCCAATCTACTATTTTATTTTCAAACATTGTAATCTGTTTTATTTTCTTACTAAAGTTTCCCACCCCTTAAAACACTGATTTTTCTCATTCATCTTTTCTTGTCGTCCCCATATCCATTGAGTTTTAACACATGGCTAATAGCTGTTATGCTATTCGTTTATGTTCATCATCCCATTTTTCTAAGGCTTCAGCCATTACAAGGATTTTACCCATCTCTTTGTCGTTGACACTGATTGCAGCCATAAGCTGTTGGGGCGTAACCCCAAGTGTTTCTCCCAAAGCACGAAGAATGCGTTCGATACAAGCAAGAACTCGCTTCCATAAGGTGAGCGCCATAAGGTCGTCTTCCATATCCGAAAAGAGTTCGCCCATGGTCTGGTATTCCCCGAAACGCTTTTCCAAAGTCATGACGGTATAGGTAAGGTAGCACAGCGTTGCGTCGGCTATCTGACCGTTGAAGTCGCAACCTTGATAACCTCCCAATCCGAGATACTGCTTAGTTTCCTTGTTCATCACCTCTATGTTCCATCTGATTTGATACACTTCAAAGGCTTTTACGAAAGACATCGTCGTATCCGTGGTGAGCAAGACGTTCCATGCGGAGTTTCTGCCGTACTTGATGAGAAAGATTCTAACAGGTGTATCTCCCAAGTTGCCGTTAAGCCGGATATATCTGCATCTATACTTACGACAGACCTTTCCTCGCTCGCGCTCATAGGCGGCAATGAGTTCCGCTGCATTTTTCTTCCTGCCCGATACGGTGTATTTCGTCTTTCCCAACTTTGCAAGTCCCACAAAGTGCATCGCACCTTTACCTATGCTTCTGACACACGCCATAAGTTGCTCGCAAGTGAACCAACTGTCGGTTATCACATACTTGGCATGTAACCCCATCTTCCAGCCACGGCGAAGCATATCCACAGCGACTTCCATCTTAGGCTTCTTACACTCTTGAAAGCGCTCATAATCAGGACTGCCATTATTCCTCTTGGCATGATATGCCTTTCGGCGTTGCTGTTTTGTCAGCCCACAGTCGCCTTGTTTGCCCTTTTCCTGATGCAGTGAGAAGTCAAAAGGTATGGTCGTCTTGCCGTCAAAGAAGGCACAAAGTAACAGCTTGTAGCCCAATACGCACTTGCCTTTCACATGATTGAAGACACGGCTGACTCCCTCCATTCTCACGCCACTTTTCTCAAGCACGGTGTCATCAATAATGAAACATGTCGTGGTGTCGGGGCGAGGAGCTTCACCATACTTCCGCAACAGGCACATATAACGCAGGGCAAAGTGATTCATTAAACGTCTCCAGTCCATTGATGGGCGAATCATCATGCGATAGAAACAGTTTTTGCCATGGTTTGAAAGCTCGTATATCTTATGCTTACATATGCTGTGGATACTATCACCCACTATGCGGAAGAGGCAAAGGGAAAGGATTAACTCAGAAGCGGAAACTCCGTCCTGTTTCTCCAATGACAGTTGGGATAACAGGCGACCGATACCAAACTTGCCAAAAAGATGAAATAAATCATCACTCATTCGATTTTTAACACTCAGGAGTTTGGATAACTCAGATATTTTCTCTATTTTTGCTTCCATAACAGTTTTGTTGTTTTGCCTTTGAAATCAGTTGTTTATCGATTACTAATTTACAAAGAAAATTCGACAAACTGTT